AGAACACACAGCTGTTCGGTCAAAATGTTTCTGACTCAGGTAAACGATTAATCATTACTGAGGGTGAATTAGATGCGCTAGCTGTAGCACAAGCTCAGTATGATAAGTACACTCGTTTTTTCCCCGTAGTTGCTATCCCTTCTGCATCAGCTACTTCTATTATTCTTGCTCAACGAGAGTGGATCAGGAACTTTGATGAAGTAGTACTGATGTTTGATAATGATGAACCTGGTCGTAAAGCTGCTGAACAAGCCGCTAAGATTATTGGCTATGAGAAGATCAAAGTATCTACCTTACCTGATAAGGATCCTTGTGAGGTGCTAATCAAGCATGGCTCTGAAGCTCTTATGCGTGCTGTCTTTGATGCACGTACCTTCAGTCCTGCTGGCGTAGTTAAAGGTGACAACGTATGGGAACAATACAAGCGTAAACAAAGCACTGTATCCTTAGCTTATCCTGAATGCTTGAGTTCCCTTAACGATAAGCTGTATGGTATGCGTCAAGGTGAAATTGTATTGTTTACTTCGGGTACTGGTTCAGGTAAGTCTACCGTTATCAAAGAAATTGTACTAGAAATCTTAGCTAAGACCACTGATATGGTCGGCATGGTATCATTAGAAGAATCTATCGGTGACACTGCTCAGAAGTTTATCGGTATGCAGTTGAAAAAGAACCTTAACCGAGATGATGTCTCTGAAGACGAACAGTATGAAGCCTTTAAACAGGTGTTCGGTGATGAACGATTAGTTCTTCTTGATCACCAAGGTTCTGTAAGTGATGAATCACTTGTAGATAAGATGGAACACTTAGCCTTGATGGGTTGTAAGTACATTATCCTTGACCATATTACTATTGCAGTATCTGAAGGTAGTAAGGGTAAGACAGGTAACGAGGCTATTGACTCTGTTATGTCTGATCTACTTAAGATCACTAAGAAACATAACATCTGGCTTGGTGTTATCTCTCACCTACGTAAAGGTGAAAAGCCTTTTGAGGAAGGTCACTTGCCTAGTATTGATGACATCAAAGGTTCTGGTTCTATTAAGCAGATCTCATTTGATATCATTGCATTTGCCCGTAATATGGTTGCTGAAACGGAGGCTGTACGGAACACTATCAAGCTAAGAGTACTGAAGTCACGATTCACTGGTTTGACTGGTGACTGCGGTGCTACTCGTTACGACACTGATACAGGTCGTTTGATGCAAAACTCTTTTGTTGACTTTGAATAAATGAATCCACTGAAATACTTATCCGAACGTGTAGCTAAAGTCGTAGTAAATTCTGATAAGATTTATAATGAAGGTGCGCGGCTATTAGCACACTATCCCACATGGGAATATGAACTCGAAAGGTTTATCGATGAATCATGGGACACACTCCTTAGATATTGTATTAGAAACAAGACATCTAAGTTCACGGCTTCAGTCAAGCTTACTTTTGCAAGCGATCTCATCGGAAAGCGTATCGCCCGTGCTATCGGTGCTGATGATACTAATATCAAGACAACTTTAAGTCTTGGTGATCTCTTCCTAGAGACATTCTTACAAGACGGTTTGATTGATATCTTCCGTGAGTATGCTGGTCATAAGGCACCCTATATGGTGCGTATCGTTAACCAAGCGGATGATATTAAACCAGTACTTATTGGTACTGTGTTTGAACCTCCCTTACCTATTGCTGGTTTATACAGCAGCGTTACTAAAGATCCATTCATTAAAGGATGGTCTAACAGTAAGTTGTTTCACCAGTACTTAGATAAACCTTTTGTTAGGTCTTTAGAGACTCTACGACAACAAGGTTGGAAACTTAACTTAGATGTTCTTGAGGCAATGGTTAACACAAAGCCTAAAGATGTTATCGAGTTAACAGATGATGATGGTGTGTTGTATGGTTATAACATCCATCATGAGAACTTACACTTACCTAAGAAGCTTAAGCACCTAGATGGTACTCAGTTTATGGGTAAGAAAGACCCTAAGCTACAACGTATGCTCTCAAAATACTTTGAGTATATGCAGGTAGTTAATAAAGCAAAGTTGATTGGTGGTAGAACATTCTATCAGGAAGTCTCTTGCGATTATAGAGGTCGTATCTACTATGCAGAATCATTCCTAGAATTCCAAGGTAGTGATTTAGCTCGTAGTCTATTCTTGTTTGCTAATAAGAAAGAAGTAGATGAAGATGGTTTCAAATGGATGCTTATCCATGCTGCAAACAGTTATAACGCTTCATACTCAATCAATGAACTTAAGAAGATTGATTGGTTATCTACTGACTACATAGCCTATCTCAAAGAGGAAGGTCTTGAAACAATCAGTGTTGACAAGATGACTTTAGATGATAGAGTTAAATGGGCTAAGAACAATATTTCTTTTATAAATGATTGTGCTAGAGACCTAACAGTAAGATCCGAAGCTGAAAAGCCTTATTCATTCTTGGCAGTATGTATTGAAATATCTAACTGTTTAACTTCTAAAGGCCCTTACCTTTCTGGTCTACCTATTCCTATTGATGGTAGTAATAACGGATGGCAGCACCTAGCAGCTATGTCTAAGGACAAACAAGCAGGTGAGTTAGTCTCGTTAGTACCTACTAAAATTCAAAAAGATTTTTATGTAGCCGTAGCTAAAGACCTAATTAAAATTATGCCTGACTGGTTTGCCGCTAAGAAGATGCCTATGAAAGATATCCGTAAGGGTATTGCTAAACGTGGTTCAATGACTCGTGCTTACTCTGCTGGCAAACAACGTATCGCAAAGAATATGTATGATGATTGTCACGTAGAAGGCTTCACTGTTAAGTACAACATCACAGAAGATGACTGTAATATGTTAGCAGGTAACCTTATTAAGGCTATTAATACTGTATGCTCTGGTCCACTAAAGACAACTAAGTACCTACAAAAGATAGCTGAACATGAGCTTAATTCAGGACTTAATACTCTTGAATGGCATACCCCAAGTGGTTTCCCTGTAATATATAAGGCATTTCTTCAACATGAACGTAAACAAAGAGGTACTATTAAAGGTATCGTTGGAAACAAAGATGGTCGTGTTATGCACGTTATTAAAGTTGATGTGCTCAATAAAGATACAGGTGAAAAGGTTCCTTGCCGTAGATCATTTGCCTCTGGTATTAGTCCTAATGTAGTTCATTCCTATGATGCTGCTCATATGGCTAACACAATTAACGTATTCAATGCAGGATTTGCAGCAGTGCATGATAGCTTTAGCACTCATGCTTCTGATGTAGACTGGTTACAAGACGTTACCAAGATGACTTTCATAGCTCAGTATGATGTAGAGAACTTCTTTGATGTTGTACAAGATACACTTATGTATAACAAGGATACCTTCACATTAGCCCAACCTGAGTTAGGAAGTTTACAACTCTCAGATGTACAACAATCAAAGTATTTCTTTTGCTAATTAGTCGGTACCTAATACCGAATAACAATAACCAACAAGGATAAAAATGAACATTAAAATTGACTATAAACGTGATGATCAATTAGCAGATTACTCACGAGATATGTTGATGGATTTCTACGCTAAAGAAGGAGAGAAGTCTCCTCAAGATGTCTATGCTAGAGCAGCATGGGCATGGAGTAAGTTTAAAGGTGTTAGGGATGAGGCACTAGCACAACGATTGTATGACTATGTTTCTCAGGGTTGGTTTATGTTCGCCAGTCCTGTACTATCTAATGCTCCTGATGATAATAATAAAGCAAAGGGTTTACCAATCTCATGTTTCTTAACATATGTACCTGACACAGTTGAAGGTCTTATTGATCACAGCTCTGAGCTTCGTATGCTTTCTGTTATGGGAGGCGGTGTGGGCGGTCATTGGAGTGATGTCCGCAGTGTATCGGATGTTGCGCCAGGTCCTATCCCATTTCTTCACACGGTAGATGCTGATATGACAGCCTACCGCCAAGGTAAAACTCGTAAAGGTTCTTATGCTGCTTATATTAGTATTGATCATCCTGATATTATGGAGTTTATGGGACTTCGAATCCCCACAGGTGACGTTAATAGAAAGTGTTTTAATCTTCATAATGCCGTCAATATTACTGATAAGTTTATGGCTGCTGTAATGGCAAACACTAAGTATGAGTTAATTGACCCTAAAGTAGGTAACACAGGTGAATGGTTAGATGCACGAGTTGTATGGCAGAAATTATTAGAGACTCGTTTCCGTACAGGTGAGCCATACCTTAACTTTATTGATACAGCTAACAAAGCTTTACCCCAAGCTCTTAAGGATCGTGGTTTAAAGATTCATGGTAGTAACCTCTGCAATGAAATTCACCTGCCAACAAGTGAAGATCGCACTGCTGTATGCTGTTTAAGCTCTGTTAACTTAGAATACTACGATCAGTGGTCTAACACAACTATGGTAGCAGACCTTATTACGATGCTTGACAATGTACTGGAGTATTTCATTGATAATTGTCCTAGCTCTCTTACTCGTGCTCGTTTTTCTGCGTCTAGGGAACGTTCCCTTGGCCTTGGGGCTATGGGTTTCCATAATTACTTACAACGTCATGATACTTCTTTTAGCGATGATAACGCAATGAGTATCAACGTATCTATCTTCTCTAATATTAGTTCACAGGCTAAGCTACAAAGCAGAATGCTCGCTAAGGAACGTGGAGAAGCTCCTGATATGGAGGGTACTGGTATGCGTAATGCGCATCTACTAGCCATCGCTCCTAACGCCTCTAGTAGTATTATACTTAGCACATCTCCTAGTATTGAGCCTAACAAAGCTAATGCTTATACTCATCGTACTCGTGCCGGATCTTTCTTAGTTAAGAACAGGTACCTTAAAGATGTGTTAAGTAATATTGGTAGGGATACACAGGAAGTATGGAGTAATATTATTACTAACAATGGTTCTGTACAGCACCTAGACTTTTTGGATGAGAAGACAAAGAAAGTATTTGCTACTAGCTTTGAGATTGATCAGATGGATATCATTAAACTGGCAGGTATTCGCCAAGAATATCTATGTCAAGGTCAATCTGTTAACTTGTTCTTCCCCGCAGGTGTTGATCGAGCGTATGTCAACAAGGTACACATTGCTGCCTGGACACACGGGCTTAAGGGCCTATACTACCTACGTACCGAGGCTAAAGAACGTGCAGAGAATGTCTCTAAGAAGGTGCTAGCTAACAAACTAAATGAAGAGAAAAGAACAATAGTATATGGTAAATCGAATTGCCCGTATTGCCACACGGCTAAGAGTTTACTTGAGAGTAAGGGTATTGCTTACGAGTATATTGATATTGAGATTGAGGGTAAAACTGCGGCTGAAATTACAGGACGTCCTGACGTTCGTACAGTCCCTCAGATCTACTTAGAAGGTGAATATGTCGGTAGCTTTGATGACCTACGTAAACGCTTGATGCAACAACCAGAGGCCACTGAGACAGATGAGTGTCTTGCTTGTGAAGGATAAATAAATGTTAATGGAATTTTCAAAGACTTACAAACCGTTCAATCATGAATGGGCTGTAGAGCAAACAAAGAAACACGAAGAGATTCACTGGGTTGAGGATGAGGCTGATCTATCTGAAGATATTAATGATTGGAAGCTTAAGCTTAGTACAGATGAGAAAGAATTTATTACTCATATCTTAAGATTGTTTACACAAGGTGATGTACAGGTAGGTCAGAACTACTATGACTTCCTTATCCCTAAGTTTAAGAACAATGAGGTACGAGTTATGCTAGGCTCATTTGCTAGTCGTGAAGGTACACATCAACGAGCATATGCCTTGTTGAATGACACATTAGGACTTCCAGATGATGAGTACCATAAGTTCCTTGAGTACTCAGAGATGGCTGACAAGATCGAATTCATGTCTCAGTCAGACAACTCTACCCAATCAGGTCTTGCGTTAGCCCTAGCTAAGTCTGTATTCAATGAAGGTGTATCCCTGTTTGCTTCATTCGTTATGCTGCTTAACTTGCAGCGCTTCGGTAAGATGAAGGGTATGGGCACTGTAGTTGAGTGGTCTATCCGCGATGAGACGGTACACGTAGAAGGCAACTCTAGATTGTTTAGAGAGTTCTGTAATGAGCACCCTCGTGTAGTCAATGATGAATTTAAGTCTAAGATCTATCAGATCGCCAGAGATATTGTATCACTAGAAGATAAGTTTATTGATCTTGCTTTTTCTAACTATACCGTTGAGGGTATTACTAAAGAAGAAGTTAAGAAGTATATACGTTATATTACTGACCGTCGCCTTATTCAGTTAGGTC